TAATGGGTCAAACCCAGCCGCCTTCATCGAAATAATGGAGATTGCACAATGAGTACGCTGTACGTTGATACAATCACCGAAAAGACCAGCGGCAACGGCGTGGCGATTGCTGACCTTGTGCCAGCAGCGGGTAGTGTGGTTCAAGTGAAACAAGCTGTAAAAACCGACACTCAGAGCATCGCTACAGCGTTTGGTTTTACACAGATTTCAGACTTGACAGTTAACATCACCCCAAGTCTGCCTAATAGCACCTTTGTCATCACTGCTAGTGTTCTATGTGGTAGTTCGTACTTTTCTTATGGATTTTTAATTTACAAGGATGGCGTTGATATTGGGCCAAAAGGGGACGCTGAAAACAATAACACTCGCTTTACTTTTGGCGGCACTACCTATGATGCAAACAGTGGTCACGAAGACGAAGAGTGCCGTATGGAGACTTATACTTATCTTTATCAATCCACTGCTCCGGCGGGTACACCAATAGAGTTTGACATCTATGGCGCGCCTTATAGCGCAACATATCCACTGCAAATTAATAGGTCAGCTAGTAGTAGCACCTCCAGTTCAAGAATTAGAGGCACATCTAGCCTAACGGTAATGGAGATTGCCCAATGACGAGTATTCTAAAGGTCAATCAAATCCAGAACACTTCGGGTGGCGTACCGACTGCGGCTGACTTGGGGCTAAATGTAACTGGGAGTGTGCTTCAGGTTGTGCAAGGTCAGAAAACTAGCAGGTCAACGATTACGTCTACTTCATTTGTGGATGTAGGATTAAGTGTAAATATTACACCATCATCTACTTCATCCAAGATTTTAATTATGGCGTCTGCATCAGGTAATAGTGAATCAGCTAGCAATACTCTTTACTTTACTGTTTATCGTGACTCTACAAATTTAGGCGGTAGTAACGGAACAGGTTTTATTGGATCACCACAAGCAAGATTGCAAGTACCTGTTTCAGTATCTACTTTAGACAGTCCCGCCACTACTTCTCAGATAAATTATGCTATTCGTGTTAGAACTAGCAGTTCAGCAGTAGAATTTCCCGGAACACCTAGCGAGGTAGCAAGTATTGTAGTTATGGAGATTGCCGGATGACCTTAATTTTAGACACACAGGAGTAAACAAAATGGCATCAATATCAGAAGCCCTAACTGAGTTAGGCATTACAGAATGGGTGTTGCGTGGTGAGCCAACGAATGAAGCAGAATTCAACGAGATGTTCCGCAAGGTAACAGGCGCAGACGCTAACGGCTCGGCTATCGAAAGCAGCAACGTGGCTGATTGGGGATGTAGCTGGGCAACCGTCAACGCAAAGCTAACCGAGCTTAACGCAGCAGAGCCTATGAAGCTACTCCGTGCAGAGCGTGACCGCTTGATTGCGGCTACCGACTGGTGGGCGTCTAGCGACCTCACAATGAGCGCCGAGCGTACAGCATACCGTCAGGCACTGCGTGACATCACCGACACCGCCACATCTCTTGACGATGTAGTGTGGCCAACAAAGCCGGAGTAAGAGATGAGCAACGCCCGAAATCTAGCAAACCTGCTTGGTACTGGAACGCAGATAACCGCTGCCGATATTGCTGATGGGGCGTTTCAAGCGAATAAAAACCTCATCATCAACGGTGCGATGCAGGTGGCACAGCGGGGGGTGAGCTTTAGTTCCAACAACAGTATTGACTACACTGTTGATAGGTGGGCTATATTTTCAAATGGTGTATCTACAACAACACAAGAGTCGTTTGCTGCCGGACAGACAGATGTTCCGAATGAGCCTGTGAAATATTTAAAATGGAATATCTCGACTTATGCGTCTGGCGATAACTTGTTTCAACGTGTTGAGGATGTTCGTACAGGCGCAGGACAGGCTGTCACACTTTCTTTTTATGCAAAAGCAGATAGTTCAATAACAAATAGACCAAGATTAATTCAAAACTTTGGAAGTGGTGGTTCATCAGAAGTCGTTACTGCAACAAGCACAAATGCTTTAACAACGTCTTGGCAGAAATTTACTATTACCGCCACGCTTCCAAGCATTTCGGGAAAAACCATAGGTTCAAGCAGCTATTTAGAATTAGAGGCTTTAAGGTTTACCGACACTTTTACCGGCGGTGTATATATCGCAAACGTCCAATTAGAACTAGGCTCAACTGCCACGCCGTTTGAACAGCGCAGCTTTGGCGATGAGTTGGCTAGGTGTCAGCGGTATTGTTATGTAATCACTGGCGGCAGCGATTGGCATACTTATGCCGGACATGTCCAAACCAGTACAGCTTTTTTATGGTCTGCGACATTCCCTGTTCCAATGCGAGCAAGAGCAAGTGCCACGTTTGATAATACTAACACGCAATATATTCAAGGCAATAATTCTAATTATGGCCCAACTGCTTTTGCAGTATCTGCAATTTCGCAAGAAACAATGTATGTCAACACAACATCATCGGGTATGAGTCAAGGCCACGGAGCCGCTATATTATTAAATTCCGCTAATAAACAAATTATGGACGCTGAACTATGAACATAACAAATGCACAATATCAAATAGGCGTAAGCGGCAGTTCTAATATTATTAAAATTACTGTAGATGGAACTGAAATGTATGTTCCTACAGACCCAGCCAATCGCCACTACGCAGAAATCATGCGTCAGGTAGACGCTGGCGAACTAACCATAGCGGATGCTGACTGATGCAGATGACCAGCCTTGTAGATATGTTGCTTGGGCTTGTGGCGGCTGCCGGTGCTTGGTGGATGAGCGAGACCAGCAAAGAGCAAAAGCGGCTCAACATACTACTGAACAAGACGCGTGAGGAGTACGCCTCGAAAGACGATGTGCGCTCTGACATGCGCAACGTGATGGACGCATTGCACCGCGTCGAGGATAAGCTCGACAAAGTCCTGAGCAAGTAGATGTTTAAGGCGATTGTCCTAGCTTGCGCGATATCAGCACCCACAGAGTGTGTGCAGTTCGAGGACACTCGCGGCCCGGTCTATTCTACGCAAGAGGCATGCCGGGAGCGGGCTATGGAGATGGCACGCGACATTGGTGAAATGGCTCACGGCTTGAGGCCGGTCAGATGGATGTGCAAGCCACTTGGAAAGGGGATGCTGTCATAGACCCAATTACGATAGGCGCGGCGCTCTCTGGGGCTACAGCCGCATTTAACACTATCCGCCAGATGGTGTCGGCTGGCCGCGATCTGGAGAGCTGCATTGGCGACGTGTCTCGATGGATGAAGGCTGCGTCCGACATTGACCAAGCAGAAAAGCAGGCGAAGAACCCTCCGCTATTCAAAAAGTTAAAGGGCGCTGACGCAGTCCAAAGTGACGCTTTGCGCGTTTACGCCGCGAAAAAGAAGCTGGAGAGCCAACGCGCCGAGCTGAAGCAATATCTGCAAATGACCTACGGCCCGCAGGCTTGGGCTGACCTGATTCAGCTTGAAGGCAAAATCCGCAAAGAGCGTCAGGATATGATTTACAAACAGCAAGAGGCGCGTCAGAAAATCATAGAGGCTATTGCGATTTGTGTGTTAGGCATTGTATCGTTGGGCATATTCTTTTGGATTGTGTGGCTGGCGTCTAAAAATTGAGTGAAACAACAACCGGACTGATTGGCGAGTACATCGCGGCGGCCGCCATTCTTGGGCAAGGATGGCGCGTCTCAATGGCTCAGCAAGACCGGGTAGATATGGTGGCTTGGAATGGACAAGAGTTTCTTCGCGTGCAGGCAAAGACTGCGAGTTTACTTGGCAATCAAGATGGTCGATCTCCGCGTCACCATTTCCAACTTGGTCACGGCTGTAAAGCAAAACATTTACCAACGAAAGATGATTACGATGTTCTCTGCCTTGTTTCCCCCAATGCGCGAAGGGTCTTGTTCATGCCGGTTACGTCAGTACGGCAATATAGTATGCGCCTGCCAGCGTCGCGCTTCACTGAGGATGCGGAAAACGATAGCTGGGATAAGGCGGTTGATCACGTTCTGGAGATGAGACGATGAATAAAGACACGCTGCGAGAAGAAATTGCCGCCGATGAGGGGGTTCGCTTGGACATATATCTGGATCACCTCGGCCTGCCGACTGTCGGTATTGGCCACTTGATCCGAGAGGCTGATGCAGAACACGGCAGGCCGGTCGGCACGCAGATCACGCCGGAACGCTGCCGCCAACTATTTGCGCTAGATATCCTTGTCACGCTTGAGGACTGCTTGGCGTTGTTTGACAACTGGAATGACCTGCCTGACGAGTGCCAGCTAGTCTTGGCCAATATGGCCTTCAACTTGGGCAGGAGCCGTTTGGGCAAGTTCATCAAATTAAAGGCAGCTATTGAGGCTTGTGACTACGCTGAGGCGGCGACACAGATGGCCGACAGCAAGTGGGCAAGACAGGTTCCAAACCGAGCTGGTCGTTTAATTGACCGGATGAAGGCGCTGGCTGATGGCTAAGGCGATCACCGAATACAAGATCATCCCGCGATTTATGATGCTGGCGTTTACCATTATGGCGTGGAATGTATGCGACTGGTTTATGGGGCTTGGTGCCTCAGCCACAACGCAGCAGACCGCGTTTGTTTCAACGATAGTCGGGGCAGCCACTGGTGCCTTTGGCATCTGGATGAGCAACGAGGGCAAATAAATGATCCAAGCACTGATACCAGCAGTCAGCGGGATATTAGATAAATTTATCCCAGATGCCGACACCAAGCAGAAGCTGGCCTTCGACCTGAGCACAATGGCCGAGAAACACGCGCAGGAGCTCGCTCTGGCGCAGATAGAAGTGCTCAAGGCAGATGCCAAGGGAAATTGGTTTCAGGCGAGCTGGCGACCCCTTATTGGCTGGATATGCGGCCTGTCTCTTGGCATCAACTATATGGTGTCACCAATATGCGCCGGGTTTGGCGTCGTGATCCCGCAGGCTGATATGTCGGTAATGATGCCCCTTATGTTTGGCATGCTTGGCATCGGCGGCATGAGGTCATTCGACAAGGCCAAAAAGACAGACACCAAAAAATAACCCCCGCCGAAGCGGGGGCTGGTATTAGGTTAGGCTCAGGGATCGCGGCACGTT